AAAATAGATGAAATAAAAAGAGTAATTTATATATAGCAAGGTATTTCCATTGAGGGGGGAACCAAGGTTCCCCCAACCCCCCTCCTTTAAATATAAAGGTAGTAGATCATGTAATTAGATTAAAAAAAATTAGTTTTTAAAATTATAAGGACACCAGGTAAAGAATCCACATGAACGAGTAGCACATGATAAATAATATTTACCTTTATTTGGTGTATTAGTTTCAACACACCTTTTAATAACAACTTTTTTACAGAAACATATCATTTCTTTTTCTGGTTCAGGTTTTGATTCAGTTTCAGTTTCAGTTTCAGTTATTATTTGACTAGAATTATCATTAATTAAACCCATATTAATGATAATTTTCATGGTATTATCTAGTTCTTGAACTTTTTTACGCAAACATTCATTTTCCCATGCCAAATGTAAATGTTTATCATCATTCCTATATTTCTTTAATTGTTCATGCCAAGTTCCTCGTGATGAAAATTTATTAAAGTCATATTCTAAGACGCTAAAACCAAGGCGTTCATTATTAGAAGTGGTTTTATGAAATTCATATACACGCGCAGCATTATCAAATGTAATTGTAGAATCAATCATAATATTTTTTAAATAGTTTAAAATATTAGAAGTTTGTGAATTACCAATTTTTTTTATAATACTATCAAATTGGTAGTAGTATTTTTTATTAGAATACTCATTAATAAAATTACCATGTCCATCAAATTTAAATGTAGTTTTAAACCACTCATCAACATTAAAAATAGGTTGAGGAATAGGAAGAAATTCCATAGTACAGTTTGTTTAAAATTAAAAGTATAATTATATTTCAATTTTTATAATGAGGAACCAATAAGCGGGAAACCCTCTTTTGTTAAATAATAATAGGAGGGTGTTTGAGGGAAGCTAGGTTCCCTCATGGGGTTCCCTCAGTAGTATATATTTTATATGAAATAGCATATGTAGAATGATCATATTTAAGTTCAGAAACATATGTAAAAGAGAAGTGATTAGATAGTTGTCTAATAACAGTACAAAGTCTTTTATAATTGAATGGTCTATTGATAAAATATTGTTTACTTTTAGGATAACAACCAGAAATATCATGTATAAAAGTATTTAAACTATTATTATAATTAGCTTTTTTATATGAATCAGGAGTAATATAAAAATATGTATCAGTTTTATAAATAGCTATATTATTTAAAAAGTTTATAAATGTTTCTTTAGATAAATTAGATTTCGATAAATTTAATTTCATTTATATAGACTAATATAGAAAAAAATGAAATTAAATTTATTTAAGAATTAAATAAATTAAATAGTTCATTTGTAAAAAAAGAAAGTTCAATAGTATCTTCATGAAGATTATTAAAAATAATAATATATTTACTAATAATTTGAATAATATTATATTTTAACATATCATCAAGTTCTGTATTTGAATTTTTAATAAAATAAAAGAATTCAAATAAAATATCAATAACAGAAACACCAGAATTAGATATATTATCTAATATATCTATAGCTTTAATAAGATCAGAATTTTGAATATGTTGAATATAAAGATTAAAATTTTTAAAATTAATAGAAGTAATAAGTTCATAAATATTATTTTTATCAACTTTAGAATTGAAAATTTTAATTTTTTGTAGTGTATTTAATAAAATTTTATAAGATGAATTAGAACTATGAATTAATAATGGAATAAGATCAGAATCAATATCAATATTTTCATTAGTAATAACGGTATTAGTAATATCTAATAACTTATCATAAGTAGGAGAATAAATAGTAATAAAAATCATTCTAGATTTAAGACCATTAAAAACTTTTAATGTATTAATACAGCTAGCAATACAAATAACATTATTGCCATATTTATTAAGACAATTAGCAATAACTTGTTGACTAACATCGCTGAATTCATCAATATCATCAATTGCTATAATTTTTTTTTTATTTAAAGTAGAAGATGCTGTTTGACAAAATGTTTTAACATTATTCCTACAAAATTGTATACCTTGATCTTTTAAATTATTAATAAATAATATATTAGGATCATCATATATATTAGTAGAATTATTAAAATAATTTTGTATAAATTTAAATAATAAAGTAGTTTTTCCAGTAGAATAGGTACCATTAATAAGTATATTAACATCACAATTATTTAAAATACTATAATTATCTAGAGAAAAGTCTTTAAAAATCTTAGGAGAATATTTATTTAAGAAACAGTCAACCATAATTAATTCATATAAAAGTAGAATATGTTTTATATTTATATAATATTAATGAATTATTATGAAATATTAGGAGTACCAATAAATGCTAGTCAAGAAGAAATAAAACGTAAATATAGAAATTTACAATTACAATATCATCCTGATAAAGATAATAATTTATCAAGAGGAAAATATCAAGACATATGTGACGCCTATGAAGTATTAAGTAAAAAAGAAAGTAGATTAGAATATGATAATAAATTAAATAATAAATTAATAGTATCAACAGATAATATTCTACATAATAATAATAATAATAGTAGTAGTAGAATAAATGAAAATATAGGAGAAAAATTTATGGAAAATTTTATAGAAAAAATATTTAATCCAGAAAAATCAAATAATCAATCTATAGATAAAAATAATATATTAATGAATATGTTAGATGATGCTATGTCATCAATACAAAATAGTGATATAAATTTTGGTTTAGATTATCATATAGAAGAAATTGTAAAACCAATAAATATAACTTATGAGGAATCATATATGGGATGTGTAAAAAATATAAAAATAGATAGAGAGGTGACTTATATTGGTAGTGATAAAAAAACACATAAATTAATTGAAGATGAATTAATTTATATAAATATACCAATGGGTATAGATGATGGTGAAATAATTATATTAAAAAATAAAGGAAATATATTTGGAAAATTAAAAGGAGATGTAAAAATAATAGTAAAATTAAAAAAACATCAAATATTTGATAGAGAAGGTTTAGATTTAATATTAAATAAAAATATAAGCTTAGTTGAAGCATTAAGTGGTATAAAACTACAAATTATACATTTAAACAATAAAAAGTATAATTTTACTACTGAAGACAAGATAATTCAACCTAATTCAATAGAAGAAATAAAAGAATTAGGATTTAAAAGAGAGGATATGTCATATATAGGAAGATTATTGATAAAATTTAGTGTAAACATACCAGAAAAATTAACATTAGAACAAAGAAAAGAAATATGTAATATAATAAATTAGTTTTAGCTGAAATAATCAGCGCTAAGGTAATTATTATCACTAAGGTCATTTTCTAAACGTACAATATCATAACTATTATTGCTAACATCATTGCTAATAGTATTAAGAGAGGCATCAATAAACCTATTAATCGACACATCAATAATATCTATTCTACTAGAATTATTGTTAATATCTTCTTGAATATTACTAAGTGTAGTAATAAAACCAGATTGTCTTTTTTTATATACAGTGATTTGGCTAGTACTAATATCAGTAAAGTATGTTTCACAAGCCTGGACAGAAGTAGGATAATCATAACCACCAGAGGGATCAATATAGACTATACCTTTAGCTTTTGTTGGAGGGATACAAACAAATTGAACACCATTAAGGTATGCTAAATTAATTGATTGTTGAATATCTTCATCATATCCTCTACTATTAAAAGTATCTTGCTCACTTTTAGTATACTTAAGTAGTGGTAAATATAATCCAAAATCATTAGTAACATGAAAAGGAGCATATTTTAAGTCAGTTTCTTTAATAAAATAATGTGTGCTAAAGTAATTTTTTGTTAATGGTATATTATCATATGTTCCTAGTGTTACAATAACACTGTTCCTATTTTGTAATTGTCTAAAAGTGTCGTTTTGGTTGTCTTTTCTATTATTGGTTATCTGGGTTAATTTATCATTTATTTTATTGTCTTTATTTTCTTGTTGATTACTTAAACAGGTAATACATAAATATATAAGGCCGTGACCGTTTATAAACCTCGTGTCGCTCTGGATAAAAGCGTCCCTGAATTTATCTATCACATCTGAAAACGGGAATTTTTTACTTCTAGTAGAAATAGTGTTCATACCTGCATTATCTTTATAAGGAAAAACACAATAAGGTTCGCTACTATTAAGTGGATATTCAACATAAAAATGAAAACCTCTAAAACCACGATTATATAAGTTAGTAAAACATGCCTCAGCTCCATTATTGGGGTCGTAAAAATTAAAACCGTTATTTTGATTCACAAAACTTAAACTTAAACGACCAAAAGGTTCATCCGCAATAGGAACAGTAATATCTAGAATGTTAGTATCTAATATATCAGTATATGTAGCAGCAAAATTACTATTATCAAAATCTTCAATAACATTATCTTTAAAAAGAGTGCTACAATATATAGTTAATAAAAGTATAATAAATATTATGAAAAGATTAATAAAAATTTGAATATTTTTATATTTAAATAAATATGTTAATAGAGATATGATGGCTAAAAAAAATAATGAAGATAATCCATAATAAAATGTTTTATTATATTCATGTATATCCATAATTTACTATATATATATATAAACTGATATTTTTATGAAATCTTAATCTAAATCTAATTTATTTATATATATATAAATGCCTGGCGGTTTATTAAATTTAATAAGTTCAAGAGATGATAATATAATATTAAATGGAAATCCTCAAAAAACATTTTTTAAGAATGTATATTTGAAATATACTAATTTTGGGTTACAAAAATTTAGAATAGATTACAAAGGTTTAAGATCATTAAGAATGAATGAACCATCGTATTTTAATTTTAAAATACCTAGACATGGTGATTTACTAATGGATACATATGTTGTAATAAATTTACCAGATATATGGAGTCCATTAGAAGGTATATATACAGATAATCCACTAGAATATAAATTTCAATGGATAAGAAATATAGGTACAGAAATGATAGAAGAAATAGAAATAACATCAAATGGACAAATATTACAAAAATTTTCTGGAACATATATAAATTTATTATCACATCGAGATTTTTCATCAAAGAAAATTAATTTTGATACAATGACAGGAAATACACCAGATTTATATGATCCATCACATTATTATGGTGGAGTATATCCAAATGCTATATTTAACCCAAATAATCCAACAGTAAGTGCTCAACCATCTATAAATGGTAAAACATTATATGTGCCAATACCAGCATGGTTTACATTAAATAGTCAACAAGCATTACCCCTCGTATGTTTACAATATTGTGAAATACATATAAATATAAAATTTAGACCAGTACGTGAATTATTTACAATATGTGATGTAACAGATCCAAGTTTAAATAGAATACAACCAAATTTTAATGAAAGTAAGCATCAGTTTTATAGATTTATACAGACACCAGAAGATTTAAGTAATAATTATTTAAATAAATCAACAGATTGGAATGCTGATATACATTTAATAGCAAATTATGCGTTTTTATCAGAAGAAGAAAATCGTGTATTTACATCACAACCTCAAACATATTTAATAAAAGATACATATGAACAGAAGTTTTATGATATAGCAGAAAATAAGAAAATAAATACAATGTCATCATCAATGGTAGTATCATGGATGTTTGGTTTAAGAAGAAGTGATGTAAAAGTAAGAAATGAGTGGACAAATTTTACAAATTTTGATTATTGTGATATAAATTATCCAATCTTAAATGATTCATTATATGCATATAGTGTAGCAGATGAAACAAATAGTTATCCATTAGCAAATAGTAAAAGTGGTGTATTATATTTTACAGGAGATTCAAATATAAAAAATAATAAAGAAATATTAAAAACAGCAGGAATATTAATAGATGGAAAATACCGAGAAAATGTATTAGATGCTGGTATATTTAAATATACATCACTATTTTCACAATCAACGGGAAATTTTAATAATATACCATTTATATATAATTATAATTTTTGTTTAAATACATCACCATATGTGATACAACCATCAGGAGCAATAAATTTTAATAATTATAAAAATATAGAATTAGAAATAACAACAAATAGGCCACCAATAAATGAAAATTCATCATATGATGTAATATGTGATGAAGATGGGAATATAATAGGTATAAATAAACCAGCAAATTCTATATATGAATATACATATGATTTATTATTATTTGAAGAAAGATATAATGTATTAACAATAATGAATGGAATATGTGGATTAAAATATGCTAGATAGGGGAACCTAGGTTCCCGAAACCCCTTTCTAATAGTAGGTATTTTTAGTTTTTAACTGTTTGATTTATTTTTTGTCACTATAGTATAATAAAATGAATGAAAGAATCATAAAATTTGAAAAAGCAAAAAATCCGGAAAAGAAGTATACGGCATATATAATAAATAAAAAAACAAGAAAAGTACGTAAATTAAATTTTGGTGCTCGTGATTATCAACAATATAAAGATAGAACAGGATTAGGATTATATTCACATAAAAATCATGGTGACAAAAAACGTATGAATAGATATTTTTCAAGACATTCTGGTACAAAATATAGATATAAGGCTATAAAAAAAGAGAAAAAGGAATCAAAAGGATATTATACACCAAAATTATTAAGTCATATATATTTATGGTAATGAATATAAATTATTATTCAGAACATAGAATAGATGTAGAGGTAATACCGATAAGTTGTCTACGAAGAACTTCAGTTTGTCCAAAAGAACAAATATTATCATGGCTATACCATAAATCATTTTTTTCAATATTAGACATATTATGAATAGATGGAATATTAATAATATGTGTAAGTGATTTTGACCATGAAATATGTTTTTTAGATGTTACTTTTCGTTCACAAACCTTAGTATCATCAATACAAATCGTAAACCAGTTAAAGTTAGTCATAGTAATTTATTATATATATGTATTTATGTAGATGTAAATAAATAAATAAATAAGAATATGATTCAATTTTTAAAGAAAAAAATAGTGAATATATATATATATATATGAGTTCATTAAATGATAATGAATTACAAATATTAAGAGATGCTGTAGATAAAGTACAAAAAGAAGCATCAAGAGAAATAGTAAATTCAAAAGAAGTAAAAGATATAATAAGTATAGTTGAAAGATTTATAGCAGATAAAAAATTAATATGTTATGGTGGTACAGCAATAAATAATATATTACCATATGATGATCAGTTTTATGATAAAAGTTTAGAAATACCTGATTATGATTTTTTTTCAAATAATGCGTTAGATCATGCTAAAGAGTTAGCAGATATATATGTTGAAGCAGGATATACAGAAGTAGAAGCAAAAGCGGGGGTACATCATGGTACATATAAGGTATTTGTAAATTTCATTCCAGTAGCAGACATAACGCAATTAGTAAGTGAGATATTTACAAATTTAAGAAGAGAAAGTATAGTAGTAGATAATATACATTATGCGTCACCAAATTTTTTAAGAATGGCAATGTATTTAGAATTAAGTAGACCAAAAGGAGATGTAGGAAGATGGGAGAAAGTATTAAAGAGATTAATATTATTAAATAAGCATTATCCAATAAAGGAATATGATTGTAAAAATACAATAATAGGGCGTAAATTTGAGAGAAAAACAAAAAAAGTAACAGAAAAAAATATATATGATGCGGTAAAAAGGATATGTATTCAAGCAGGTGTAGTATTTTTTGGAAGTTTTGCGTTTAATTTATATTCAAGATATTTACCTCGTTATTTAAAAAATTTAAAATCAAGAGCAGCAGATTTTGATATTATTTCAACAGATCCATTAAAGACGGTTCAATATATAAAATATGAGTTAAAATCATTAAATATAAAAAATGTAAATTACGTAAAACATAGTGAAGTAGGAGAAATAATACCAGTACATTATGAATTAAGAATAGGAAAAGAAACAATAGCATTTATATATGAAGCAAAAGCATGTTATAGTTATAATGAATTATATTCAAAGAAAGATAAAGCTAATACAAAAGTAGCATCAATAGATACAATAATATATTTTTATTTATCATTTTTATTTTCAAATAGGAGTTATTATAATAAGAAACGGTTAGTATGTTTAGCACAATTTTTGTTTATGTTACAACAAAAGAATAGATTAAATCAAGTAGGATTACTAAAAAGATTTAGTACGACATGTTATGGAGAACAAGAAACATTAGAAAGTATAAGAACACATAAAACGGAGATGTATGA